TTACACTCGTTAGCTTTTAATAATTTAGGTTTAAAAGAGGAGAACGTTATGAATGAACTAAACTACAAAGCCATAGGTGAAACATGTGGTATACAAATTCAATATGCATCTTATGAAAAAGATTCATGGAACGGCATTTTTTCATCAAGCAGTGAGTATTTAAATTTAATAAATTTGGCAAGAGTAAGACAAATAAAAACATTAGAACAACTAGATCTTAACGAACACCTTGGAAAAGTAGAAAGAAATAAACTAGAGGCAATAGATATTGAAATACAAAACTATAAAAAAACTTATGGTCTTATTGACTTTACAGACATGTTAGAAAAGTTTTTAGAACAAGGAAGTATACAGAATAAACTTGATGTAATTTTTATAGATGAAGCTCAAGATTTATCTAAAATACAATGGGCTATGATTGAGAAAATAGAAAGAGACAATGGTTGTGATGTATGGATAGCAGGAGATGATGACCAAGCAATATTTGGTTGGGCTGGTGCTGACGTAGATTCTTTTATTGATTGGGACGCAACAGAAATGCCATTAAAACAATCAGAAAGAGTTCCAAGTCAAATACAACAAAAAGCATTATCTATAATAACTAGAGTAAAAGATAATAGATTAGAAAAAGATTATTTACCAAAAAAAGAAAAAGGTCAAACATTTGAAGTATATAAATTTATTGACATAGATATGTCTAAAGGATCTTGGTTAATACTTGCAAGAACAAATCCTTTGTTAAAACCAATACCGGCAATATTAAAACAAAGAGGTTTGTTTTTTAAAACAGCAGATGGCAACAGTATAGCTAAAAATTTATACGAAGATATAGAACATTGGAATAAATTACGAAAAGGAGAAAGTATACCAGAAATACAAAAACAAAGACTATTAGAAAAAATAAAAGGTAAACCTAATTACAGTTTGGAATGGTATGATGCATTTGATAATGTAACATCATCAAAAATAAATTATTTAAGAGCCATGTTATTAAATGGTGAAAAAATAAATAAAGATCCAAGAATAACAGTATCAACTATTCATGGAGCGAAAGGAGGAGAAGCAACAAATGTTGTTTTGTTTTTAAATCAAACAATCAACACAATGAAAGCAGCAAGCAAGTCAGTAACAAAACAAGATGAAGAGTATCGTGTCTGGTACGTAGGTGTAACAAGAACGATACAAAATTTATATCTAGTAAAATGTAACAACAAACGAAAGGAGTTTATTATATGAGTGCGTACAAAAAACAAATTGGAGGATCACATTATAAATCAATGGTCGTGCAGCCCAGTGAGTTTATAAACAAGAACAGGTTGCCTTTTGCAGAAGGATCAGCTATAAAATATATATGCAGACATGCAGCGAAAGGAAAAGAACAAGATATTGACAAGGCCATACATTATTTAGAAATGATTAAAGAGAGAGATTATTCAGAAAATAAAAAAGAATCTTGGGCTGAGGGTTATAAAGAATGGAAAAAACAAAATGATATTTAAAGCACAAACAGAATGGGTTAAGCCTACAGAATTTCCTGACTTACGTCATGCAGAAGAAATAGCAATTGATTTAGAAACTTATGATCCTGATTTAAAAAAATTGGGAACGGGTTCAGTTATTGGTAGAGGTAAAGTTGTAGGTATAGCTGTAGCCACAGATGGCTACTCAGGATATTTTCCTTTTGATCATGAGGGTGGTGGTAATCTTGATAAAGATTTAGTTATGAAATGGTTTAAAGATATTTGTGAATCTACATCTGATAAAATATTTCATAATGCAATGTACGATGTTTGTTGGATTAGATCTATGGGTTTTAAAATAAATGGTAGAATCTATGACACAATGATTGCAGCATCATTAGTAAATGAAAATAGATATAGATATGATTTAAATAGTTTAGGTTGGGATTTTGTTGGCCAAGGTAAAAATGAAACAGAACTAAACAATGCAGCACAAGAATGGGGTGTAGATCCTAAAGCAGATATGTGGAAATTACCCGCATTATACGTAGGTAATTACGCAGAAAGGGATGCAGAGCTTACCTATGCGTTATGGAGAGTAATGCAAAAAGAAATAAGCAGCCAAGATCTAGGTTCTATATTTAATTTAGAAACAGATTTGTTCCCATGTTTAGTTGATATGAGATTTAAAGGGGTTCGTGTCGATACCGAATCCGCTCATAGATTGAAACAACAGTTAAGTAAACAAGAAAAGCAATTATTATTAGAAGTAACAAAAGAGACAGGAGAAGAATGTCAAATATGGGCAGCAAGATCGATTGCCAAAGTTTTTGACAAATTAAAACTACCTTATGAAAGAACTGAGAAAACACAGGCACCATCATTTACTAAAAACTTTCTGTCTAATCATGAACATCCTTTAGTTAAGAAGATAGCAAAAGCTAGAGAAATAAACAAGGCACATACAACATTTATAGACACTATTATAAGATATGAACATAAAGGTAGAATACACGCGGATATTAACCAAATAAGATCTGACCAAGGTGGTACAGTCACTGGTAGATTTTCATATTCTAATCCTAATTTACAACAGATTCCTGCTCGTAATAAAGACCTCGGTCCACTGATTCGATCCCTTTTTATACCAGAGTCAGGTTGCGAGTGGGGATGTTTTGACTACAGTCAACAAGAACCAAGACTTGTAGTTCACTATGCATCCCTAGATCAAGACACAAGTGTGTTTGGTGTTAAAGAAGCTTACGATGATGGAGATGCAGACTTCCATACTATTGTTGCAAAGATGGCAGACATACCAAGAACGGCTGCAAAAACAATTAATCTTGGATTATTCTATGGCATGGGTAAAGCAAAGCTACAAGCAGAGCTCGGTGTTAGTAAAAATAAAGCTGAAGAATTATTTAATATTTATCACAGTAGAGTTCCATTTGTTAAATCTTTAATGAACTCTGTATCTAACAGAGCACAGCAACGAGGACAGATAAGAACTTTACTTGGAAGACTATGTAGGTTTCATTTATGGGAACCAAATAGTTTTGGTATGCACAAAGCATTACCGTTTGAACAAGCTGTCCAGGAACATGGACCAGGCATCAAGCGTGCTTACACATACAAAGCATTAAATAAATTGATACAAGGTTCTGCTGCTGACATGACAAAAAAATCTATGTTAGATTTATACAAAGAAGGCATTGTAGCGCACATACAAATTCATGACGAGTTAGATATTTCTGTAGAATCTTCAGAGCAAGCAAAAAAAATTGTTGAGATTATGGAGAATGCTGTTAAGTTGGAAATCCCTAACAAAGTTGATTATGAATCTGGTAAGAATTGGGGAACAATAAATGATTAAATATGGCTTATTTAAATGCAAACATTCCTGTAGAGTATGCACAAATTAAAAGAGAATATCTTTATGACCTTAAAAAACATCATGGTGAAGTTGAAGACTGTATTATCTTTGGGTTGTCATCTATTACAGGCAAGTCGATCTTATTTCATGCGATTATGGAAAATGGTGCAATCTTCTACCGTCTACCAATCACTGCTTTCATTCAAAGAGGATTTAAGCCAGAAGAAGTTCCTAGACGTAGACTTGATGAGCTACAGCTTTGGAATTGTTTCAGTTATTATCCTTCTGTACATTCTTGGGATATTTTAGACGGACAAGCTGGTAAATACATTGGTAAAGATAAAAAATGGCATCCAGGCAAGTATTTATTTACAGTTGACTTTGCACATCCAGAGAGTAATATATTAGACACCGATCATTCGGAAATACCGCACGAACATAAGTGCGCTCATATCATAGCCCTAGACGATGGGAACTATGCAGCACAACCTAACAACAGATGTATTTGGGACATACCGTCATTCACAGTGAAAGATGAAATTCCTAAATGGAAAGTACAAACATCTGAATGGAATGTTGAAAACACTAGTAAATGGAAAACAGAAGATACGGATAACTTTTTCTATGAAATTGAGGAGAAAAAAAATGATTAAAAAAATTTGGAACAAAATTAAAGATCTGTGGAAAAAATACACAGAATGGTTGTTTAAAAAACATGAATAAAACTTGTAATAATTGTTATCACAAATGTCATTGTGACGGAGATCTTCATGCAGATGAGTATGGAGTTTGTACTTGCGACAACTGTGAGTGCTAATGAACAAAGTAATTTTACTTTTAATTTCTGCAATTATTTTTCTTGGTATAACAGGTGGAGCAGAAGCTGCTAACAGTCAAACAAACGTTAGTGGTTCAAACACAAGTATTGAAGGTGGATATGTAGGTGGCGCAACAACTTACGAATCTGGGTCTTCTTCTAATACAACTACAAACAGTACTAGTAATAGTAATATAAGATCAGCACCCCCAACATCTAGTGCACCATCATATAATTCTATGACACAAGATGTTTGTGCTGTAGGAGCATCAGCGGGTATACAAACGTTTGGTTTAGGTGTTAGTGGTGGTAAACACTTTATAGATAAAAATTGTGAAAGATTAAAATTATCTAGAATACTAAATGATTTTGGTATGAAGGTTGCAGCAGTTGCTATTTTATGTCAAGATGAAAGAGTGTTTGAATCTATGATACAAGCAGGTACACCATGTCCTATAGATGGTAAAATTGGTAAAGATGCATTAACACTGTGGAAAAAATACGATCACGAAAGACCAGACTATAAAACATATGTTAAACGTATGAAAAAAAGAGAAAAAATAGATAAAGAAAATGAAATTAAGATTGAGAAATTAAAACCAATCGATGTTAGCAAAAATTAAAAATTTATTTATAGGGTTACTTTTAATATGGTTTATGGGTTCTTGTGTTATTATGAAAGCAAGAGCAGAAAACGATACAGCAACTTCAACAAACATATTACCTAACGCAGGCACAACGTCATCTAACATGGATAACTTTAATTTAGATGGTGTTAACTCAGGTACAGGAAATCTTAATCATAACTCTACACATAATGGATTTACTATAACATGTGGCACACAAATAAATGGTGCATGCGGTAAAGCATTTAATGGTGAACTAGAGTCAAGCAGAGATAT